ATTTCATATATCTTTCCATCAACCTTAACCAAGAATTGCATCATGAAGGAATCACCAACTTCTGCCCTGCATAAATTAATGACGGATTTTTTATGATTTCTTTATTGGCATTATATATTTTTGTATACTTTGATCCATCACTATAATACTTTTTAGCGATTGCCCATAAAGTATCTCCTGATTTTATAACATAATAGCCTTTATTCTTGGGATTTTTTGTATTTTTCTTAGATTTCGCTGCTTTACCCTTTGCTTCATCTACTACAAGCAGTCCTTCTTGTTTATCATATTCCTTGTATTCAACCAGCTTAAAGGAAACATACTTATCCCTCTCTTCTCCTGCTTTTTCTGTAATCGTTAAGCTTTCAATTAAAACAAGAGTATTGATAATATCATTTTCCATTGAATAATCACTAGTAGCCTTTCCTGCAAGAAACCTTATTGGTGCAAGCTCCTCTCTCCAGGTTCTAAATAGATTTAAATATGATTCTGCATTTTCAAAACCTTTTAATGTTTCCACATAATTGAGACTCTCATGGGGTAATTCTGTTTCAAAGCTGTATTCATTCAATTCCATATGTGTTGGAACGGCAATTTGACCCAGTTTCAGAATCTCATATTTTTCGATTGCCTGTGAAGAGCTCACTTCTAATTCTTCGGGATTAACCGGAAGTCGATAGGTAATGTTATCCTTGTCAAAAAAGATTGCATAATCACTCATTAATATACCCCCTCTGGCGCTATAGCAATTTGTTCTCTCAATATTGTCCGAATTCTTCCAAACATCTGGTCAACATCAGCCGTCTCATGAACATCCCCAAAGCTAACGGATATATTTGGCGCAAGTGTATTGCTTGCAACGTTGGCAATGTAATCTCTCTCAGCCATATCTCTGAGGTATCCCAGGTCCTCATCCTCCATGTCTACTGGAACTGATCCATTCGGTCCTGTACCTTCTACAGGAATTGGGTCATTGCCGTCTTCCGAGAGCAGAGAATTAATTGCACCAGAAGCTTCATCAAATAATTTACTTAACCATCCGGATATCGTAAAGTCCTCTAACTTATCACCGGCATAATCCAAATAATCCGATGGTTTCGGACGTAATATTCCCAATGGATCATAGGGATTTTCTTTATCTTTGGAAAGCAATAAGTCCAATTGATCTTTAGGAAGTGAATTATAATTTGGGGGATTTAATATTTCATCAATGGTCTTCATAGTTATATCTATTTTCGCATTATCAAACACATCATCAACACCGCTGTAAGCACTATTAATTACATTAATTGACTTACTAGTAATAGCATCAAGTGTAGCTTTTAAGCTTTCAGAGTTTACATTAAAATCAATTGTTTTCATGCCGATAGCATTTGCCAATGTGTTATATACTTTTATATTGGTATTCATCATGTCTACTAACAGTCCGAAAGAATCGATCATTGACGATATTGAAGCTTTAATAATAAGCATAGCAGATATCATTCCAATTCTTAACGCGGAGATAAAAAAGTGCATGGAGTCGACCAGTATATTCCATCCTGTCTTAAATAAATTAAAGTTTTTGGCGAATGCATCATAAGCAATAGCCGTCACCCTGACACTTGATTTCCATAAATTAACCCAAAGTTTCCGGAAACCTTCGCATTTTTCCCATAGCAGTACAAATGCACCAACCAATACAGCAATAATTAAAATTGCTACTCCAGCAGGATTAGTAAATGCTGCTAAGTTTACTGCCCCTTGTGCAATTCCAACTAAGAGAAGAGCCCCTTTATAAGCTAACCATGCAGCTGTGACACCTTCAATAACCGGCACTAATTTATTCCAGTTTGAACTAATATATTCGTATATATTGACTAGACCATCTAGGGTCTTACCTGCTGTATTTTCTACAATGTTCAAGCCAGTAACGAGATCATCTGTGAATTTCTTAAACTTATCGGTGTTAATCAGATCGCTTATCTTTTTTATAACTGGCCCAAACGCTTTTATTGTAACGTTTTTTATCTTGTTCCACACGTCTGCAAAGGTCATGGGCAACGTATCAAATTTAATACTAATATCATCACTTGCAGCAAACATGGATTTCTTCAGCAAATCTGCCGTAATCATTCCCTGACCCGCCATTTCTTGCAGTTGTTCACTTGATTTACCAGTACTACTTGATAAAGCATCTCCAATCATTGGAGCATTTGCGATAAGTGAACTGAATTCGTCCCCTTGAATAACTCCATCCGACATTGATCTTGCTACATCAGTAATACTTTGATCCGAACCCTCCACTTTTAATGTTTTCTGCATTAATTCCGTAAATGCTATAGTCTCATCATTTGATCCAAAAGTATCCAATGAACCTATGTCAGATACTACATTTGCCATATCACTATAAGAAGCGTTTGATCTAGTAGCTGCTGCATTTACTTTATTTTGTAATTCCATCTGACTTTGCAGTCCATCATTTACGCGTGCAAGTCCATTACTCGTATTAATATACTGATCAACCATATCCATTCCCTTAGATAAGTTATCAAAACTTAAGGCGGATTTAACTAACTTACCTAATCCGGAACTTGCTTTTTCCGAATTAGCACCTGTTGCATCCAGCTTATCATTCATTTGATCAACTGAATTGCCCATATTAATAAACAAATTATTAGTTGTTGATAAATCCGTATTATTTGTAGTGAATTCATTATAATTTTTTGTACATGAATTAATTACAGATGACAATTTTGTAATACTTTTAATATTATTACTTATTTTTGTATTTGCTATCGATAAACCAGTCAATTGCTCGATATTAACATCTATATTAGCCATTACCTCCTTCTACCTCCTTTCATTTTTGCTTTATTTGATGCCTTTTTTTCTTCTTCTGCCCTTAATTGGATACTGGCATAAATAAAAGCCCTTTCCCTGTCGTCCATTGCATCTAGAACGGACGGCAGGATATGGAGCTTCTGTAAGGCAAAGTGAGTAAGATTGATCTCAGCATCACCTTGCCTTATTAGTTTTTTGCTTCTTCAATATCCTCATTAATATTCTTATCAAGGCCACTGATTTCTTGGACAGCCTGAGCTAGTTCAGCATATTCACCAACGTAAAGCATCTTTTGAAGTAAGGTCGATTCACCTAATACTCCATAAGCCTTTTGTAATTCTGCATTTGCAAGATCCGGAAATACAACCGCACTTGCTGTCATCGCCTGTACATATTCTGCACGGTCAAAGGTATCAGCACCCTTTTTATCCTTCTTTGTATACTTCTTTATTAAGTACTTGTTTTCTTCTTGGGTAATAGGGCGAATGATAAACGGAATTGGTTTCCCATCCTCTAAAAACCTCTTTGAAACTATGACCTCTTTATTCTCCACTTGAATTGGATGTAAAAATGCATTTAATGATCCCATACTTTTCCTCCTTTAAAAAAGGGAGCACAAGGCTCCCTTTATGTATTATATTGTTTTAATATATTCCGGTAAAACAAACGAATTCTCGTTCTCGATTCCATCAAATGTGAAATCACTGTCAAATGTAACTGGATCATCCGATTCTTCTAATACTGCAACCGGAATAGTATTGAAAATAACATTACTCAATTTTACTTTCTGTTCTCCGACGGAAGATTGCGGATCATTATTTGTAACCAATAAGGTAATATTGCCACGCGTTCCATTCTTAATATAATTAATGGTCTGGTTTAATTGCTCACTGTTCATAAAATATAAAGTGGCAGATCCGGAACCTGTTACACCAGTTACCTTGTGCTGTGTCATTCTACTACCAAGCATTCTTCTTTCCTGAACTACTAAGTCAAGCTGCGCTCTCAAGCTGGAAATCTCGAATAATTCTCTGGTTACACCATCTAGCGTTATATACGCTGTTCCCTCTTGAGCGGATATGGTATCTGCTAATTTTGTATATGCCATGTTCTATTCCCTCCTCTTATTTAAGCCAAATTGACGGTAATATAGATTTTCTCTACACTATCTACCGGCTGAATGTAGCAATCAATAATAACTGCATCACTATTGCTTCCTGCTGTTACTGTAACATCTTCTGTATTGAAATTTTGGATTGCTGATAACATTTGCAGTTCATTGAAATAGTCTATTAAGTATGAGCGGAGAATCGATCTTCCATCTGCGTTATTATTCACTTTACCAATGAAGTTTGATTCAAATATAGCAACGATATCGTTATTAATTCCATCAATAGTACGAATCACTCTGTTCTTTTTAAATACTTCACTCTTTTCAACGGTCGTAGTAATTAATGAGTTAATATCATATACCGCACTAACATTCTGAGCACTATCCACTTTAAAGATAAAGTTTCCTGCGGTAATCGCTGCTTCCATTTCTGTCTTCGTCATCCTGGGTGATACATCAACAGCATCTGGATAGATTTTGCCGGTATTTGACTGATAGATATTTGCCCCTGCTGTAACACCTGCCACCCAAGCAGTAGCCTGAGCTGCGGTCAATACTGTTCCATTTGATAATACAACACCATTGGTTACATTAATGA